AAGACCAAGTGCGTCAATCTTAATAAGACCAATTTTTTCTGCTTCTTCCATGTCAATACCAACAACTGGAATGCGATCATCTGATCCAGGAGAAGAACGAGTTTCTAAAGGTGCATATCTAAATATCGGATTTTTACTAGTAACAACTCCAGCAGCGTGAATACCAGTTCCTCTGATACGTCCACGCAGTTGATCTCCGTAAATTTCTACCTCTGGATATTTTTCTCTAAACCAAAGTGTATTCTTAGACGAACAAAACTCATCCCAAGTATCAACAAGTTTTAAAACTTTATTAACATCTGTAAGTGGAATATCTAAAACTCGTGCAACATCTCGCACAACACCTTTATCTTTAAATTGAAGAAATGTTGCAATAGATGCTACGTGCCTATATTGTCTAACTAAATAATCTTTTACTTCATCACGACGAGTATCTTGAATGTCTGTATCAATATCTGGAAAATCATTACGTTCTGGATTAATAAAACGGAAGAACAATAGCCCATGCTCTAGTGGATCAATATCTGTAATACCAAGAAGATAACAAACCAAAGAACCAGCAGAAGACCCACGACCTGGACCAACCAAGATTCCTTCCTTTTTTGCCCAAGAAATCATATTTTGAACTACAAGAAAATATGGAGCAAATTTTTTATCTCTAATAACAGATAACTCTTCATCAAGCCTTTGCTCATATATATCGTTGCCAAGCCAATTAGAGTTTAACCTTTTTTCTTCTAAGGCAACAATGGCTAGATTTGCTAACTCTTGATCTGGATTTTTATACTGAACAGGAAGTAAGTCAAGACTATCTTTAATATCGTAGTCTTCTACAGTATCTGCCAGTAATAGTGTGTTTGAGTATATGTCTTCTCTGTCAATGCCCTGTTTTTCCATTGCTGATTTAATCTCTTCATATGAAAGAAGATGAATGTCAAACTTATTAAATGTTATATCACGATCATGACCATACAAATAATCAAGTCTTTCCATCATACTTGCTTTCTTTTTAGACTTTTCATATGTTGCTTCTTTATTGACTTTTCCATGTGTATTTAAAATTAGTTTAAACTCTTGAACTTCTTTTTGTGATTCATCAACATGGTGACAATCTGGGGTAACTATAGTTTTAATATTAAATTCATCAGCAAGGTCAATAAGATATTTATTTATTTCTGGTGTATTGTGTGGCATAACTTCAATATAGTAATCACTACCAAAATTATCTTTAAACCACTTAATATGTTTTTTAGCAAGAGCAAATTCTTGTTCTTCTAATGCCTTAACAATAACGCTGCTAGGGCAAGCAGATGTTACAATAATGCCCTCTTTATATTTTTGAAGAATTTCAAAATCAAATCTTGGTTTTTTAAAAAAACCTTCTGTCCATGCTATTTCACTAATTTTATTAAGATTTTCTAAACCTTTTTGATTCTTGGCTAGAAGGATAATGTGATTATAAACAAGATCTTGTTGACCTTCTCTTTCAGACTTATCTCTTTTATCAGATATGTCTGCACACATATATCCTTCTAAACCTAGAATTGGCTTTACACCTTTTGCTTTTGCAATTCGGTACAGTTCCCTATGCCCAGATAAAGTTCCGTGATCTGTGATAGCCAATGCTGGCATACCAAGTTCAACTGCTCGGTCTATGTATTCTTCTGGAGTAGCAACACCGTCAAACAGTGAGTAATGAGTGTGTACGTGTAAGCCTACGTAGTTCATCTTACCAATCTGTGTTGGTTGATGAAGTTACAGATGGAGTATCAAACCCCAAATAGAATGCTTCTTGTTCAGCATAAGGAATTTTCTTTAATGCTAACTCAAGAGGATATGGCTTTAGTGCTGCCCAGTTAAATGGTTCTTTATCTGGTGCAGATGGAATAAGTGTGTAACTTGTTTCAGTACCCTGACCGTTACGCTTTAATTTCCATGAAATGTTTGAGATGCTTCCTGTTTCAAGAGCATACTCACGAATAGTATTAAATGCAGATTGCTTACTTACGCCCATTGACCAAATGGCTACGTATGGCTCTTCAATGCCATCATCTACAAGTACGTTGCAATAAAAACGAAGACGTGCTCTCCAGCCAGCCTTTGGATCTTTACGGTGCATTTCTTCAGCCCAGTCACGGCCTTCTGTTTCCATAGTATCTACAGCCTTGCGCTTATAGTCTTTTGGATTTGTGTGTTCTTTAACAACAAGTGCTAGTCCACGATCTGCATTATAGTTTGCAGAGTCTTCGTCAAGTTCCTCAACGAATCTAATTTTTGCAGACTGTCCATCGGCAAGTTTTAACCATCTTACCTTTGGAGAGTTTTCATCATATTTTGGCTTGTCAACTAGGGCATTAATGTTCTTGAGTCCCTTTACAATAGTCATATTATTTTTTCTCCTTTTTTTATAGTATTACGTTAAAGTGTTTTAAGATTGATAGTATAGCCAGCAAACTCCATAAAATATTAAACCAAATAATTGTTGGCAATGTTTTTACGGTTGATGACCAGATTAATGCTAAACTTGAAATTAAAGCAAAAATATAAAGCCACCAAAATTGTTTTCCAAGTAATAAGCCTGGAAAAATAATTGCTATCTTTGTCATAAAAGCAAAAAACTCAACAGTGTTTGGCTTATTCCAATATTTTTTACACTTCATTGTTTTTAAAGCATCTAGCCATTGTGTCTTAAATTGCATTTTTTTATATACCATCTCTTCTATTTTAACATACTGGTGATAGAATTGTCAAACTGAAACTCCAGTTTTTTAATTGCATCATCATCCATGTCGCCTATATCTTTATATTTTTTATCTATATACACAGAAGTAACAACAGGTCCAAGCCTTTGAACTAACTTATCTCTCATTATTATTCCTGCATCATCGTTATCTGCAATCAAAACAATACTATTAAAATACTTTTCTAATAGTTTTATTTGTGCTGCAGAAACATTAGCACCTAGCGTAGCAACCGCAGGGAATCCTACTTGATCTAACCTAATTGCATCAAAAGAAGACTCTACTACATAGACAATGCTTGAAGTCTTTATTCTGTGTAAATTAAACAAAGTCCTACCTTTTGGCAAACCAGGAGTATTCTTAAATTCTTTACCCTCAACCGTTCTGCCAACAAATCCGATACACATACCATCTGGAGAGTGTACTGGAATTGTAACTGAGTCTTGCTTTTCTGAATAGCCAAGATTAAACTTTATCACTGAGTCTTTAGTTATTTTTCTACCTTCGTAATATCTAATCGCTCTTGGAGATTCTAATGCCTGATTGTTTAATCTTTTAATTAGTAATTCGTCATATTGAACAAACTCTGGTTTATCTACCAACGCTTTGTTTACTGATGTCTCAATGCTAGTTTCTTGTTCTTTACTTTTAATATATCTTATTGCTTCAAAGTATGTTCTATTAGATATATACATTACAAACTCAACAAGAGTTTTTGTGGTTTGGCATCCAAAGCAAAAAAACAATCCATGCTCTTTTGACACTTCACCAGCAGGAGTTCTATTGTTGTTGTGATATGGACAAAATATAATATAGTCTGTTCCATACTCAGCCTCAATATCAATACCCGCACCAGTTAAGACACGATTAACTTGTTCTGCTGTATAAGAATCTTTAACCATTCTTATCCTCATAATCTTTATAACGATAGTATCCTCTGTCAAAGTCTACTTGAACTAAAAAGTCTCCCATGAAACCATTTCTATTTTTTCTAAATACGCATTCAATAATATCACTATTCGTAGCACGACCTAAAGCCATTACCCAGTCAGCATCGTAGGCAATCTGTCTTGACCAAGCAGTTTGTCCCAAAGTTGGCGGGGTAGAAAGATCCTTAACATCATCTGGAGTAGCAGATGAAATAGCAATAATAGGAACCTCTTCGCTGATAGACATAAGTTTAAGTTCTCGTGAAAGGTTCTTCATTCGTACCGTCTCGCTATCAGCCTTTTGATTTGGTGACATTAACTGTAAATAATCAACTACAACAAAGTCTGGTTTGTATTGATCAATCTTTCCACGTATAACTGAAGGAGTTAAGTCGCCACCATTATCATTAGAAATAATGTGAAACTCTGGTTTACCTTGTAACTTATCTGCATGCCACTTTTTAAGCATATCAATTTCTACTTCGCCATTGCTAAGTTTACGATGTGACCACAGACCTTCCCCCATAATTGCAAATACACGATTACGAACCTCTGTCTCAGACATTTCAAGACTTATGATGAGTGGGCTACGACCCTGTTTCCAAGCCTGTACAGCAAAGTACAGAGCCAACCAAGACTTTCCAATACCTGGGTATGCAAGAAAGACTCCTAGTTGTCCTGGCATGATTCCAGAAGGCAAGTAGTTATCAAACCCTGGTAAACCTGTTTTAATTCCAACGTGACCAAGATCTTGCATCTTCTTTACATTTTCAAAATAAGCAACTGCAGAATCAAGATCTGTTACTTCAATATCTCTTATTGCAGCAGTGTTCTTTTTTAATTCTGATGTTTTTGTAATGATGTGTTCAAGAGCCTTTGGTCCATTACCGCCTTGGACTTCAGATGCTGCATTACGTAAGATGTCTTTAAGGCTATCATTTAAATATTCGGTTTGTAATTCTTCAAGGTGATGCTTTGTTGCACCAACACCTTCTACTGGTACAAAGTCTCTAAATTTTTCTACAACTAAAGATACTGGCGGAACTGATTGATTATTTTCTGAGTATAGCCTAATAAATTCCCAGACGTCGTTGTGGGTTCTTAGTAGATTATCAACATTTGCTTGCAATAATACATGGACTTGTTTATCATTTAGTACTGCTGTGATTAACTTTGCTTCTGTATTATTCATTAATCCACTTCCTTGCTAGTTTTCTTCGCTCTTCTCGGTCTTTAATATCTTGCTCTACTTCTAGTTTTGCTTCCAATATTTTTTGTGCATTGTATGCAAAGTAACTCCAACTAGGGGAAAGAGAAATATTAAAATAGTAATCCAATAAATCATAGCAAACCCCCATTCCATAAGATTCAACAAGAGCGTCTGCAGCCCATTGCTCAACATTAAGGTTCATGTTACTTTTGGCTTCATATCTTTGTAGATGTAACTTATTATACCTACTTAGCAAAGCCATACGGTCTTTGCGTTCTGCCACTATTCGCTTTTAAATTCTTTTGCTTCGTTGCTTTTTTCAATTAGTTTGTTTTCAACAAACTTGTATACACGCTCAAATGCTTGGTCTGTGTTTTCATCATCACGCTTATAGTCAACAATACCAAGATCAAATCTTACTGATTGGAAATTGCCTAGATTATGTGTGTATCCTAGTGTTACTGATACCTTTGTGTTTTTATTTTCTTCCATACCCCACCATTTCTATTTTTAAATATTCTCTGCCCAAACAGGAATAAATCTACCATCTTCTGTCTTCGTATATGTAAGTATACCGTCACCCATGCGCCTTGTCAATTCTTGGCTTGTAGGCGTCATATTATTTGTTATAAGCCCATCTTTTCTTGGTTGTCCTATATGTATAGTAGCCAGTATAGCACGTATATCCCTTACCGTGCTTTCTGAATAATAAGATCTAATTTGCCAACCTCTTTGTCCATCTAACCTTGCACCAATTGGTTTTGGTATCATTCCAGTCTTCATTAATTTAGGCATATATTTTCTATGACGATTAATTAATTTAGCAGTCTCAGCAACAGTGTATGCACGTTCTCTATTTTTTCTAAAGTCGGAACGTAAACAAGTCTCAATTCTATCTTTAGTAATATTATAAACAGAAACCATTCCAGTAGATCTTGAACTGTGATGTAGCCTTACCAAGTCCCCATTAAGAAACCATATTTTTTTATTACCTTTTATTACAGTTTCGTTATTGTATTCTTGGCTCTCAATATTTCCTTTGCTAGTAGCCATCTACCTTCTTCACTTTCTGTTGGAGGATGAAAAAATGTTCTTAGTCCGCATCCCATACAATATGTTTCCATATGTTGAGCACTGCTGTATTGTCTATCAACAAAAATTCTACCCTTGCATTTTTTGCAAGAAATCATTAATTATTCCCTTAGTTTGGAATTCCAACAATAACTAGATGCACTGATAAAGATAGGTCGCCAGAAGCCCCAAACCTTACAACACCCTCTACCCTTGTTTCTGTAACACTTTTTAGAACAATATTTACGTTTTGTCCTGCTGGTGTTTGTCCAGTGTTAACTGGTGTTGCTGATACTATTGGTGGATATTTAAAGTCTTTAAAGTCATAAGTAAACGTTCTTTCGTTACCCGCCGAAACTGTTGAGTTATTTGCAACTTCAACTAGCCCGCCTACTATTCTTGTGTTAGAGGTTTGCACCTCTGCTTTGCCTGCACTTGCTGTATCAATAATTGTTTTACTTGTCTGCTTAGAAGCAACATTTGTAGAAAGGTCATTTACGGCCTCAATTAATTGATATAAATATGTAACATCAAGAGGTTGCCCTCTTTCTGGTAGTGGTACTTTTGCCATTTATTCCTCCTATTTTATTATACCAAAGAAACTAAGCCAGAGTTGTATATTTGGAAATTGGCATTTAGAGTTTTTTCAGATGATTCAACTTGAATAATTACACGTACATTTGTAGTTCCAGTTTTAATAAATTGATATGAATGGATTGGTGTTGTGCCGTGGTAGGTTGCTGTAGCCCCATCAAATCCAACAAAAACATCATACTTTGGTCTATTTAATTCATCTCCCCAAACTGCACTGATAACTGATGTTGAAACCTGTACGGCTCCAGCAACAGCAGTAATTGAATCATCTAGTACAAGATTTATTGGAGACCACTGAGAAGTTCTGTTTTTATCTTCAGAAACAATTCTGTATCTAAATACGTATCCAACCTTGTCATGATCTAATGGTGGCAAAGATGCTTTTTTAATTATAACTTTTTTAATTCCTGCATCAGCCATTATGAATTGTTTCCGCTAGAAAGATCTACTGAAAATCTAAATTCAACATAGTTACTAGTATTAGGACTCTTAACTATTGTTGCTGCACCTGCAGTTTGAATTACTGAATACCCTGTTAGTCCATAAAGTGGATTTACTGTAGCGACATTTTCTAATTTTAAGGCATCTAGGGCTACATAATAATTGCCAGATGGATTGACTCCATCAATAACGCATGCATACACCTTAACTACAGAAACAGCATTCCAGTCAAATCCAGATGTTCTGTATAGTTCTTGAAGTTGTTTTTTTACAACAAAATATCTTTCTGTAGCAAAATCATATTGTCCGCCACTGCTATCATCAGCAACTTCTGCTTCAAGCCTTGCAAACTCTGTTCCGCTTGTATTTTCAAATGAAACTAAAACTCTAGCCCTCTCTGGTTGAGTGCCAGCGCCGTATGTTCCATCTCTATTTACTATTGAGAATGCTAATCTTAATTCATCTGTTGGAGAGTTCTTTGTAAAGTCAACTGTTGCTCCGCTTAATCTAATATAGTTTGATCCCGCTCCAATTGCAAAAGTATCTTGTGTTGGACCACTATCAGATTCAATGTCAAGATCAGACTCATTGCCCTTTATCATAATTATATTATTTAAAAATCTTGGCCTTTCATATCTTGCAACTCTTGGTGATTTAAAAAATATTGGATTATCTGCGCTTGTTTGGAATACTGGATCTGTTACAGCAATAACGTTGTCATAATTTGGAGCATCTAGTGCAGCAGATTCTGTATCAATTGCTACTGCTGATGCTGCTGTTACATATTGCCAGTTTTCTGTTTGTGTAAATGCAAATACTGTTTTACTGTCATATGCTCCTGCAGATGGATTAGATCCTGCAGAATATATTCCAATTTCAGATATTTCATATCTTTCTTCTGTTGGTAGTTCTGCTGTTAGAACAATTTTATCTACACCGTCTTCGTTTACGAAACCTCTAGAAGATATTGGAACACGAAACATTTCAAAATCTAAATTTGTTTTTGTTGAATAATCTCCGATTTCATCGGCGGTATCTAAAGGAGTAGCACCACAACCAATAGCAATATACGAGGCATAGGCAGGGGCCTGTCCAAGTAAATACTTTGCAATAATAGATTTACCAGTATTAGTTATCATGAGGCGTAGTCTCCAAGATCTGCTTCATATATTGTACCACTTACGCTGATTTGTGTTTCTACTTGTTCGTCAGGATTTACGTTAATAAATTCAATAATTAAGTCTCCTGCTGCGTTAAGGTATACGTTTTCTCCATTAGTTCCGTTGCCAGTTTCTGGAATTTTGTCTTCTAGTTTAATTGAGAATCCCGCAAAAAAATTATCTGCGGTTTGCTGTAGGCTAAGTATGTTGTTTGGATTATATCTTTGCTGAATGGCTGAAAGGTTTTTGATTGGCTGATATGATATTTTTTGTCCATTAACAATATCAGACCTTGTTATGCTAATTAGTTCTTGACCGCCAATATTTTCAAATATCTGATCAAACATTCCATCTGTAGGAACGGACTCTTCATCAAATAATATAATATCTAGGGTCGCTGTTTTAACTGGTGGTGGAGCAGCAAACATTCTTGCAGAAAACATTTCTGGTTCTGGTGCTGGAGGTGTTGCTGTAATATTTACAGATGATGGGGCTGTTGCTTTTATAATTCCAGAGTCTGAAGATCTTCCAAAATATTCCGCTTCTTTTTTATTTAAAATTGCAAGCATTCCCATAGAATCTATGTGGCCATTGGACAGTGTTACAGATTTTCTTTCATTTGCAGTTAACTGTTGATATGCAGGAACATCATTAAAATATCCTTGAGCGTTTACTCCACCTCTTGCTGCTACTTGCGCTGCTCCTACAATTGATATTGCTTCTGCTGTTTTTGCAGCATCTACCGCAGTGCTAATTGTGTTGTCAGATTGTTTTGACTTTTGTCTTTCGTAGTTCTGCCAGTCTAATGACATACTATACCTCCGCTAAATAAAGTGTCATGTCTGGACCATTTATTTTTCTTGAATACTCAATATTATATACTATAAATCTAGAATCAACTGAAGTGACTAAATCTAAATTATTAAAATCCTTATAGTTAATTGTTACAATGTCTCCAAGTTGAATTGTTGGAGTTGCAAATATTTTTAAACCAACTGATTTTTTAGGAACCATAAGTTTGTCTATCATCCAACCCATTAAATTTTCTGCATCATCTTG